ATCTTTCGATATCATCAATTTCTTTTTTAATTAGAACAATATCATTTTTTAACTGAGATTTAATCTTGATGTCCATATTATTATATTTTGATGGATCTTTTTTTTCTAGTTTATCTAACTGTAACTCCATTTTTTGTAGTCTCAATTTTTTTTGAGGTAACAAGTTATTTTGTTTATCTAGATCAGATACTATATTATTATGTATTTCATCTAGAGTGTTAATTTTCGTTAGATATTTGATCTTGTCCGACTTTAATTTAAATGTTGACATGATAATATTGGTCTATAAAATAATTATATTATATCTCAATTATATAATTTTATATATAATAATGACCGGTGGTCTAATGCAATTAGTCGCTTATGGCGCTCAAGATATATATCTAACAGGTAATCCACAGATTACTTTTTTCAAAACAGTATATCGTCGATATACTAATTTTGCAACTGAGGCGATCGAACTAGCTTTTATAGGAACAACCCAATTTGGTAAAAGTTCGATTACACGTATTATAAAGTCCGGTGATTTGATTAATAGAATTTATTTAAAAGTTACAGTAAATAGTGTTGATCCGAACGGTAGTTATTTTGCATGGGTTAGACGTTTAGGTCATGCGATGATAAATGAAGTAGATATTGATATAGGAGGAACTAAAATAGATAGACAGTATGGAGTATGGTTAGATATATGGTACGAACTCGCTCGAAAAGGATATCATGAGATAGGTTATGCACATATGATTGGTGATATACCTGAGCTTACTGATTATAATACAAATATTAAAGAAGAATATACATTATATGTACCATTACAGTTTTGGTTTAATAGGCATGTTGGATTATCTATCCCATTAATCGCTATACAATATAATGAGATACATATTACTGTTAATTTTAATCCGGCAGAGATGTTAGCAGTGAGAGATAGAAACTTTGATATATCTAAGATTAGTATCAAAAATGCCAGTTTATTAATAGATTATGTATATCTAGATACAGAAGAAAGACGGAGATTTGCACAAGTCGGGCATGAATATTTAATAGAGCAATTACAATGGAACGGATTAGAAAAAATTAATGAATCATCTAAGAGATATAGATTGGATTTTAATCATCCTACTAAAGAGTTGATATGGGCGTCTCAAAATAAAAATTATATAACTGGTCGCAGTTTTGTTTATTATTCTAATAGTAAATGGGATATTATCGCAGGATGTAAATTAATATTAAACAGTAGTTTAGCACTTTATAATGATCCTAGTAATTTAGTAGGTGGAATTTGGATAGAAGTAGCGCCTAATACTATTCAGAGTGTAGGTAAGATAAATATTAATAATTTATTTTCTAGTTCTGTTTGGGTTAATAATAATAGTTTGATACTGGGTGATTATGGAATAACAGATCAAATATATGCATATATCACTGTAGACATCAACGGCAATATAAATATCAATAAAGTAGAAACTAGTCTTACTATTAGAGACTTTAGTATCCCTACAGATTCTACAGGACTAATTGATACTAGATTTAATTCTAATGATGTTATAGTATATATTCATAATAATTATGGATTATTAATAGATGGGACTATAAATCCAGTTCATTCTGGATTATTACAGTTAAATGGACATGATAGATTTGATAAAAGAGAAGGTGTTTGGTTTAATTATGTACAACCTCAAATGTATCATACTAATACTCCAGTGGATGGAATTAATGTTTATTCATTTTCTATACAACCAGAAGAACATCAACCTAGCGGAACTGCTAATTTATCTAGAATAGATTATACTGATTTGATATTATGGTTTAACGATCCGACCTATAATAATAAAGTGCCTCAGTTAGATATGTATAATAATGAAAATAAATTTTGGATATTTGGTGTTAATTATAATATATTAAGGATAATGAGTGGTTTAGCTGGTCTTGCTTACACTCAGAATTAAAAAAAATTGATATTTGATAATCTATTAAATCTTATTATATTATCATCATATTATAAATGGGTGTTATATTTACTATAATCAATATGATGAAGAATCAAATATTTGAACATAATAATATTGAACCGGAGCAAGATAATCTTTTATCTACCTCTATGTTAGATCCAGATAAGAATGAAAAGATTCAACAAAAATTAGATTATAGTAGAGAAGAATACTTAAAAGTTGTTGATAATGATAGTTTATCTTTAGAACATATTAATAGATATAGTAATAATTTAATTAGAGATATAGAAAATATATCTGGAGTATCTAAGAGTAATATAAAAATGGATGATAATACTCTAGTATTAATTAATAATAAAAAGTATATATTAAAGGAAGGGGATAGTTTAATAATAGGTAGATCTAATCTGTTATTAGATCATTCGAACGGGATATATATCCCGGAATATTTTAAACCATATAGAATATCTAGAATACATGTTATTCTTCTAATGATTAGTGATATAATATTTGTTATAGATACTGGTTCATATAATGGAGTTAGGACGATCAGTCGATCAGATAAAACAAAAGAACTAGAACATTCAACTAAAGAAAACCGGAATATTTTAAAATTTCATATATCAGAGAGAGCCGATATGATAATAGGTAAGTATGAGTTAATAATTATAGGTGGTGGAGTAAAAAGATATAATTTTTGTAGAAAAAGAAAGCATTCAGAAATATAAGAATTTTTTTGTATAATTTTTTAAGATTTTTTTTAATTTTTAAAAAATTTTTTTATATTCTTATAGTATATTACAATATGGCTGGTGGATTAATGCAATTAGTCGCTTATGGCGCACAAGACGTATATTTAACTGGTAACCCTCAGATTACTTTTTTTAAAGTAGTTTATCGAAGACATACTAACTTCTCTATTGAAGCTATCGAGTTACCTCTTAACGGAAACCCTGATTTTGGTCGTCGATCAACCGTTACAATTACTCGTAACGGAGATTTAATTACTAGAATTTACTTAATGGTTACTCTTCCTGAGTTAAGTGGATCATCATCCGAGTCCAAGTTTGCTTGGGTTAGACGAGTTGGTCATGCTCTCTTATACTCAGTTGAAGTAGAGATTGGTGGTTCTCAAATTGATAAACAATATGGTATCTGGTTAGATATTTGGTGGGAACTTGCCAGACATGCTGGCGACGGAGAACGTGGATACTTCAAGATGATTGGAGATGTTCCTGAATTAACTTCATATGACTCTGCCACTAAGCCTCAATATTTATTATTTGTTCCTCTTAAGTTTTGGTTTAACAGACATGTTGGTCTTGCTCTTCCATTAATTGCTCTTCAATATCATGAAGTTCGTCTTAACTTCGAGTTTAGAAATGTTGATCATTTACTCGTTGCTAATCCTTACTTCTTAAAGCACGATGCCAAGAATATCTCTATGCAAGATGTTCAGATCTTAATCAACTACATTTATTTAGATTCTGAGGAGCGTCGTCGATTTGCTCAAGTTGGTCATGAGTATTTAATTGAACAGTTACAATTCACTGGTGAAGAATCTGCTCAAACTAACACCGGTAAATACCGATTAGACTTCAATCATCCTACTAAGGAGTTAATCTGGGCTGTCCGCAACGGTAACTTTATTACTGGTAAATTTTTCTTGTATTACACTAATCAAGAAGATTGGTCATCTATCTTAGATGAAGCTGCCTGCAAGATTTTATTAGACTCTGTTGTTTTACTTCCTGGATCTATCTGTGATGTCGATCAATATGGTAATCCTCATGTTGTTTCTCCTGGAGATGAGCCTCCTCATGAAGGAGACTGGGAGCCATTTTCTCCAGAGGATAGTGGATATACCAAGAACGGAAAGGTCTTTGTATGCAATCAATGCCCTGATAAATGCTTATGGGTTAATACCAGTTCTCTTAAATTAAAGGTTAATTCTAAATATGTCTTAACTGATATGATTTATGCTGATATTCATGTTGATAAGCACTGTAACGTTAAAGTTACAAATGTTAAGACCGATTTAACTGTTCGTGATTTATCCTTCCCTGTTGATGAGATGTATGATACTCGTTACAACAGATCAGATGATGTCAGTGTTTATCAATTTGATAACTATGGTGTTATGATTGATGGTACTGGTAACCCTGTTCAATATGGTCTTTTACAGTTGAATGGTCATGATCGATTTGATCGTCGTGAGGGTGCCTACTTCAATTATGTCCAACCTGATGAATGCCACACTAACACACCTGCCGATGGTATTAACGTCTATTCTTTCGCTCTCCTCCCTGAACAACACCAACCTAGCGGATCTGCCAACTTGTCTCGTATTGATAACACTCAATTGAACTTGTGGTTTGCTGATCCTACTGCTATTAATGGACTCCCGCCTCTTAATTATTTGAATCCCGATAATAAGCTTTATATCTTCGATTTAAATTACAATATACTCAGGATAATGTCGGGAATGGGTGGTCTTGCATATTCGAGTTAAATTAGGAATTATTGAGAGTATATTAAGCGTTTTTTATACTTATTATATATATTTATTAATATCTATAATACGTATTACACGATAAATGATGATATTCCGTAATAAAAACCACCCTATAATATATATAACCGATGCCTCGATGTATATAATGTAATAAGCGTTTTTATAACTTAATAATATCGCCTGGTTTAATTAATCGATAATTTAGTAATAAAAACCATCACATAAAATATACCCAACGGGTATATACATATATTTTTTAGTAGCGTTTTTATAACTTAATATATTATCCAGTTTAACCGACTGAATATTTTGTAAAAAACCACAATTACAATTTATCTTAAAAAGTAATAGATAAAAATTAATATAATATTTATCTATCGAAAGAAATTTATTCGGATTATTATTCATTATCAGATTTATTAGTCTTTTTATTTTTTTCTTTTTTTTGAAGATAATAAATTTTATTTCTTAAATTTTTACTAGCTTTAACTTCATCTGCAGTTAATTTTTTTCTAGGTAAGCCAATTTTTTCCATATCATATTGTTTAGGTGGTTTTCCTTGTTCTACTCTCTTTTTATTTTTATATGCTAAATTAGCTATTCTTGCGTTACGTAATTTTAACTCTGGATCTATTTTAGGACGTCCTCTGGATGCTTTTTTATCTTGATTACTTGGCGTCATAATTTCTGGTTCTTCTTTTTTAGTAGGATGTTTTAATATTAAGTCATCATCCGAGTTAGTATCTTCTTCTTTTTCACATATCGATTTTTTTTGAATATTTTGATTAGTTTTTTTTAAATCATCAAAATATTTAACAGCTTTATCGGCATCTTTTTTATCTAGAACACTCAGTTTAATAATTTCTGGTTCTTCTTTTTTAGTAGGATATTTTAATATTAAATCATCATCCGAGTTAGTATCTTCTTCTTTTTCACAAATCGATGTTTTTTTAATATTCTGATGAGTTTTACTCAAATTATCCAAATATCTAGTAGATTCATCTGCATCCTTTTTATCTAAATTAATTAATTTAATAGGTTCGGGTTTTTCTTTTTTAGTACGATATTTTAAGTTAAACTCTTCATCCGAGTTATTATCTTCTTTTTCAGGCGTTGCTTCACATTCATCGGTACTAAGTAGATCATATCCATCAAAATCTTTATCTTTTATCAATTCTTCTACATTTATATCTTTATCTTCATCATTTAACTTGATACCATCGTATTTCTCCTCATTAACTTCTATGTCTTCGTTGTATTTTTTATAAAATTTATTTTTCATATTTTTACGTCCAAATATATCATTATCATCTTTTTCATCAATATATTTTTCAGATAAATAATCAGTTAATTTTATAGTAGGATTAACATTCGGATTTACTGAGTCGAAAAATCTATTATATTTTGTATTATAATCATCATCTAAGATACAATTCTTTTTATTCATGAACATATATATCCTATATAATTTTTCGATTAAATCAGATAATTCATATGCGCATTTCATACGATTACAATCGCCACAACACGCTCTACAGTTTTGTTTGATATAACATACTTTAGTATTAACTCTATCTATTCCATTTATATGAGTTTCACTATTTTCTTTATGGCATATATAACATTTTTCTCTTTTAATTAAATCATATTCCTCTCTAGTTAAATATGATTTATGATTTTTTTTAGCTTTAATAAAAGTAGTATATCCTTCTGGAATATGTTCATTAAATAATTCTGGATATAAATTACCGTTAAAAAAACCATGAGTTGTTAAAATATGTTCAGCGATTAATAAAAATTCAAAATCATTCCATCTACCACCTTTCATAAAATTACACATTCTACAACAACTAACAGAATTTTCAAGAGTATAATCACCATCGCTATCTCGACGATCTATTCCATGTAGATTAGTTCTCAATCTAGGTAGTTCCCCACAGTAATAACAATTATCGTTACTCAATCGTATAATATCTTCTTCTGTTAGGTTAAATCGCACATTTCTTTTTTTTGCATTTATTTTATAATAACGCATCTTTTTACCTAATATAACTCCTTCCTTTCTTTTAATTTCTTTCATTAACTCAGGATTATTTTTAATCCATTCTGATACTTTTTCAGATGATTTATCATACATATCATCTAATCCAACTATTTTTCTTAATTTTTCGCGATATACTTTTGAATATATAGATGAGTTACCAGGATGATCTAATCTATATTGTTTTCTCATCTCTCTAACTCTTTGTTGTTTTTCATATATAGTATAATCACGATTAGACCTATCTCTTGTACGATCAAATTCTCTTAATTCTAATATACAGCGTTTACATTTATGACTAATGTCGTTTTTAGACGTAAAACATTCATTAATTGGACTATGATAACCACAATTAATACATCTAAGATACCCTAATATAGGCAATCGTATATCATTATTAGTACTATTGTAAAATTTATCTAATTCCTCTATGTTTTTTAGATCTTCGATAAATAATAATAATTTTTTATGTTGTGCTGCGCTTATATTATCTTTTATATTTTTTAGATATCCAGTAAATTCATCTGGTTCGATATTAATATATTTATATACCATATATTTATTCAATCCTTGTTTTTTTGCATATCTTGCATTATCTTTTTGTCTATCAGATTCTCTACATTTATCACATTTCATATTTTTATAATCAGGTGGTAACATAATTCTACACCCTCTTATATAATTTACGCATGCTTTCATACCTTTACTTTTAACATATACCTTAAATACTTCAGATTGATTATGATATTTGCAATAATCTTTACCATTTATAACTAGGTCGGTACATTTTATTTTTGTATTTGTATCTTCGTAAATACACATTTTAATTTTAGAATTTTCTGGATCTATCATACCTTTTTGATCGTGCTTATCGCTAGTTTTAGTATCTTTTGAATATACTTGATCATTACCTTTTTTATTTTTTATATCAATACAATTATTACATGGTACAATAGTTTTATACCTACATTTATGACATTTAGTTAAATTAGATAGTTGTTCTTCTGTATAATTTATCATATATTGATGTTGCCTACAATATTCAGTACCATTAATTTTATCTCTTACACATGGCATTGATTCTTTAGTTTCACCATTACATTTTTTACCATCTTTTTGTTGGTTTCTAAGTGTTTTAGTTGCAGTTAAACAGTTATCACATTTTTTAGTTTCACAAAAATGAAAATGTTTACAACCGGAGCATATTTTAGAATCCGTAGATTTACTATTAATTTTATCAATCTGTTCTTTAGTAAAATTATTAAAATATGCATGATGCTCACAATATCCGCGATCATCTAAATCTTGTCCGATAATACATTGTTTACGAGTTCCAGTAATGCCCTTGCACTGATTCC